GTTAAAGTTTTCTTACCTTTAATTAATTCTTCTAGTTTTGTGAACTCTTCTTTTCTATCTACATTATCAGATTGTAATTCATTGATCTCTTCATTAATAGAATCAATCTGTTTACGAATTGTTATTAACTGATAATTAGATTGACTAACACTAGTGTTTAAATTGTTTACTTCTGTAGATAACTCAGTAAACTTTTGGAATCTATTCTCTTCATCTTTTATAGCTGTAATTAATTCATCCTCTCCTATAGACATATCAGTTAACTTATCTTTACCTTCAGTCAACTTTATTTGACGAAAATTATCAGAAAGATCTTGTGTACAAGTAGGACATACGTGGTTATCTTCAAAAAAACTGTGTTCTTTCTTACAAAGTTGCAGTTTACCTTGTAGTTTTATGAGATAAGTGTTTAACTTTTTTAATTTTTCAGTTGATTTTTGATACTCCTGCATTTCTTTATTAAGATTTCCGATTTCAGATGTTAACAACTCTACATCTTTATTAACATTTGTTTCGGTTTCCTTATATTCTAATATCTTTTCTTTTTTTCTATCAATCTCATCCTGAGTTCTCTTCTCAAGAGTAAGCATATGTTGTTTCTGTAAATCAATCTTATCTCTCAACAGTTCCAATTCATAATCAACGTTCTTTACCTCATCATTATTCTCTCTAACTTTATCTCTAAGCAATAGATTCATTGTAGAGAATACTTGAATATCTAATATATCCTCAATAATCTCTCTACGTTGTGTAGTAGGAAGACGCATGAAAGGAACAAATGTGCTAGAACCTAGTACAACAATTTGTGTAAAAGATTTATAATTTAATTTTAATACATTCTTTTCTAAATTCTTTTGTTGTTCTGCTACAGAAGATTCTTGATCCCATAGAGTTCCATTACAATAGATCTCAAACTTGTTAGGTTTGATACCACGAATAACTTTATAGCTTGACTTACCAATACTAAATTCTATCTCAACCATAGTATCTTTTTCATTGATACTATTGATTAACATTCTTTTATTAATTTTTCTAAATGGTCTTCCAAACAAAGAAAAGGTCAACGCATCTAAGATGGTTGACTTACCAGCACCGTTACTGCCGACAATTAAATTTGTTCTATGCTCAGTTAAATTAATTTCGCTAAAGGTATTACCAGTTGAGAGGAAATTCTTCCAGCGAACTTTTTCAAAAATTATCATTCTATAGGATCTTCAGGTGGTATTAAAAAATCATCAGGGGTAATTATAGAGAAACGTTGTCCACGCTCTTGACATGCTGCTATTATAACATGGTCTTCCATTTCTATAACCTCCATAGGAGGATATCCATCTTCAGCAGACATCATCATAAGATATCTATCTGCATCATCTGATTGAAGAAAGATTGGTATGACACGATTTTCAGACTCATCCCAAACAGAATACACTCCATCAGGATGATCCTCTAGGGTTAAGACAAACATCAGACAACTTCACAGCTTTCCATATATAGAGATCTCATAAGACTCTTGAGAGCAGTCTTGTCTACGGAGATCTCTACCTCATCAATGTACTCATTTAATAGTGTCATAGTATCTTTTGTTTCTAATTCAGAATCATCAATATTTTCTGTGTTGATTAATGTCTCAACAACTTTAACATCATGTACTCCTACATTGTATAAACGATCAACCAATGTTTCAAACATTTGGTAGTCACGTTTCTCTTCAACGATGAGTTTAACATATTGCTCTTTATAATCAGACACATTGTATTTGTTGTAGTCTGATTCAATGTCGTTGTAGTATAGTTTCTGAAATATTTCAAAGGGGTTTTCCACAAATCTAAGTCTATCAGTTTCAGTATCATAGATATGAAACCCACGAGTATCCTTGTAGTCATTCCAGTACATTTGATAAGGGTTGCCTAGGTACTGAACATTTCCTCTTTTTGATCTATGATGAAAATGTCCTGACCACACACGTTTAAATTTTTTAAAATCACTTACCTTAAATCCACCATCAAAATGCATTCCAGGTGTAACTTCAAAACCATCACATTCTAAATGCCCACACATTATATTAGAACTTGAATTCTCTATCGCTTCTAGAGCTTGTTTCTTATTCCCAGAATTAATCCATGGCATCATTAAAAATTTTTGACCACCTACTTTTATATCATTTGGTTCTGTGTGAATAGTTATATTTCCATACTGTTCCAAAAGAAGTTCGGGTGAATTAATTTTATTAGTGTTCTTGTAATATGTTGTATGATTTCCAAGAAGCATCTGTACATCAAACCCTTTAAGTCTGTCAAAATAATTTGCCTTAATACGATTAAGAGTATTAAAGTCTACATACTTTCTGTTATCAAAAGTATCACCTAGATCAAAAATTGTAGTGATACCTTCTTGTTCAAGAGTAGGGAAAAATATTTCATCATAAAATTTTTGCCAATAATTCCAGAACGCAAGAGATCCCTTACGTCCATCAAGATGTTGATCAGTTATTACTGCTATCTTCATAGTTTAGTAAAGATTCTTTAATTAAAAATTTGTGTCTTATATGTGGTGATGATTGTCTTATCTTTCTAACAAGATGCAATCCACGTTCTAAAGCATTGTGTTGTGATATAGGATTCATTCGTATGGTTTTATTATAATACGATTGTTTTTATAATCTGCTTTAAACTCTAGCTCAACATCATGATCCCACATAAGTTCTTCATACAATGCGTTGAGGCGATCCATGTCTTCCCAAAGACTATTGATATGTTCGGGCAAATGATCTTCTTCCATTAGCGATTCATTTTAGTTTCAATATTTTCTTTGATACCAGTCATATCAGAATAGGAAGCATTCATACCTGACATAGCACCATCATATTTGTCAGAATGCATTACTTCATCATAACCAGAACGTTCTAATATCTTACCTTTAATTTCTAATTGCTTCTTCTCCTTCTGTATGCGTCTCAGGAATGCATAGTATATAATCTGAGTAAAGTATGCAAAAGGATTCTTAGATTTCTCTGGATCAAAATTATCTATGTACTGTAAGCAGTTCTCAATGCCATCACATATCATATCCTCACGAAACATGTAGTTAACAAAGTTTGGTTTGTATGATAAGTGTGTAGCAATCTTTAAAAAACATGATCCGATATAATTTGTTACACGAGGTCTAGGTTTATCTGCTTCTCTAGCTGCATGAACCATGTGCCGATAATCAGTAATCGCAGCAAGGAACTCTTTGTTATTAACGTAGTATTCTGTCTTTTTTCTTTTCATTACTGTTGGTGCCATGGTTTGGGTTTTACCAGTATCATGCATTAAGTGTAACACATATAAAGGAATTTGTCTAGGGGGCTTGACACATCCTCAAAAGATCAGTAGACTAACTCTGTTAAGGGTTCAAGGATGACTCTAGCTTTTTTTAAATATATCTTCTAAACCTTTTTTGGTTTGATTTATTGATCCAAGATAACCAGAGGTTCTAGGTAATTTATTACCTTTACCAGTTAGAGATTTTCCATTCTCTAATCTCTTCATAGTCTTTTCATAGAAATCAATCATAGGAGATTCTATTTCAGACATAGTAATTATATGATTTCTACTAACAACAAACATCTGATCAAAAGTAGCACTCACCCATTCCTTAAAAGAGAAACCAGATATTTCTAAATCACCTTTTCTTGTTTTAGCAACTTCTACTTGTAAAGGATTTTCTAATAATACTTTATCTTCTTCTGGTAGATAACAAACTCTAGCTACTATCTCTTCACCAGATATTAACTTAACCGTAGCTACAAAGTCTTCTTCTTTTAATTGTTCTGGTGTCATGTATCTGTCCTTAGATTTATGTTTATAACTTCGTACTTAAAATTTTCATCATTGTATATGTTAACTCTTTCGTTAAGATGTTTTAATGTATAATTTTGACCGCCTATATTATCTGCTATATCGTAAAGTGTTGCTAAAGTTTTTCCTTCACCTTTACGCAATACTCTTCCAATGGACTGGAGGTTTCTAATTCTTGATTTAGAGGGCGAGGCAAATATAATGTTGTGAAGACGCTTAATGTTAATTCCAGTTGAGAAGGTGCCGTAAGA